ATCCTTGAGGACCGTACCCTCTACAGGATAGTTGGTGGAACCACCATCTTTCGAGGGGTTCTCACCTACCTGATCGATACGCACTACGTACCATGCGGGGTCGAGGGGCTTACCACGAAGTAAATCTTTTTCATTGAAGCTGATGATGGGCATAAACTCTGTCTCCTAGAACTTGGTTGTTGGTTGTTGTGTTTCTGTGGTGTTTAGTTTGGTGATGGCTGGTTTAATGTACGTATCATAGAGTGGTTTATCCCCAAACTCTATCTCGCGTGGCAGCTCCAATGCTGTGCGCGCGAAGTCATCACCCGTATGCTCTGTCAGTAATGTATAGGCACCTCCTTGTCCTTCTGCAAATCCCTTCTTGACGTTGAAGTGATATACTTCACCGCAATATGCAGGAATCTTTGCAGCAACCTTCTTACCCGCCGTTACTAACTGGCGGGATATGTGTGTAGTATTGTTGGTAGTACTTCTGTACTCCGCTTGAACTACGTGCGCAATGAGAATGACATGCACTTTATGAAATGCATGAATATCCTTCGTAAGCGCGATAAGCTCATTAATGGCCGCCGACTCAGCATTGTAGTCCTCTATTTCATTAACTGCAATACCAGCAATGAGCTTACCAGCATCCTTCCCTGAACTGCGCGTCATTCCATACTTCATCTTCGTGGTCTGTCGCAGTGTCATATCAGCCATCGATGTAATCGAGTCCAATACGATGGTCTTGAATGGACAGTTTAACTGAAGCTGCTCTAACTTCTTTTTAGGTGCAGTCCAATCATCATAGTCCTCGTATGATATGAGCTTCGGGTCTATACCCCACCTCTTCATGGGTAGCATGAGACTATTCATCTTCCTATCCCATGAGAACCAGAACTGTGGTGTAGGATAGCTCAGGGCTTGAGTAGATTTACGCAGCCCCGGCTCTCCCTTAAATAGACTGTACAGACCCTCGATTTGCGCAGTGCCCATTGTTGGCATTAATGTACCTCAGTTGATTCGTCAGTGATGACGTAGCCGATGACAGTATTGTCCTGACATGACTCAGTGACAGGTGCTACCACGACCTGACATGAATCACCATTAGTTACAGCAATGAATATCTGTAACTCCTCTGGCAGCTTCTCTAGAATGTCAATCAGCTCACGTATAGTCATTTCTTCTCTCCACATATAGGACAAGGTGGAACACTACCTGTACTAAGAAATACATACTGAATCCTACATTTCATACAAAATGTAAATGCAGTCATCTAGTCTCCTGACTCTAGAGGTTCCCACGGTTGAGTAACCTTGTATTCCTTAGCGAATATCTCAGCGCGCATGTTACGATTAGCCTCACATATCTGCTTATACATGCAAGGTCCATAGATAGCATCGCAATGAGTGTAGTTCTTCGGCCAGTGTCCAGTCTCGATGTACTGTACGTACTTCCATGCATAGTACGGAAGTATCTCTGTCCGCCATTCCTCCAACTTGTCGGCGCTATATGACACAACCTCACGACTCAATCTATCGGCTATCTTCAATGAGGTTTGTAGTCCTATCTTGTTAACGATGACATTACGTGACTTCAATAGAAGGCATTGACCGATGAACTGATTGTTCAACATCGTCTTATCACGACGCTGTTTGAATGTCTTGTGGTCCATAGACACTATACCAATCTGTCCAGTATCTACAATCAGGTCGAACTTAGCCTTCCATCCTACGCGCAGCTCATCATCTTCATACATGAGTTCTGTACGTACTGTCTCGACACCCATCGGCTTCCATGCATCATTGACATAGAAGGTGAAGTATTCCTCCATAGTGCGGAGTACGTGCTTCCATCCAGTCCTGTATCCTTCATTCTCCTCTGGTGTATTGAATACACCGGGGTATTCATCTACCTGATGCCTACACTCAGGCTTCGGTTTATCATCAGTGGGAGTGAATCCCGCGCAGTGTTGACAACCATTGATGAATAGCTGACCTGCAATGATAGCATTACCCGATGCCTGTTGTTTATTGAAGCCTGCCATCAGTTGCTTATAGTATACTTCTAGCACCTTATGTGCCAGCCCACCAGTCTCTAGACTATTTGACTTACCACTCAATGACCCGAAGTTATGATTGTACCTGAAATCAAAGTACTGGGCACAACCCATCAGTCCATTGAGCATAGTCGCATCTAGAATTACATCCTCTTTAGCCATTCTTTACATCCAGTTCATCTACCTGATTCTTGAGTGAATCAGACATAAGTATCATCTCTACAAATAGTAGAGTACCCTTTTCTATGCCATGTTCTTTCACTAACTCTGCTAGGTCACTCCAATTTACTATCATTACCCCTCCAATGCTTTCTTGAACATATCCAATCGAGCGCGCAGCTTCGTGTTTTCCTCTACTGTACTCAGGAGGTATGCACGAATGTCCTGTAATCCCTTGATTGCATCATCGAGTAACTGCACAGATACATCCTCTGACTTGACCTTAGCTACCTTGACTACAGGTGGATGTGTGTTACGACGATGCATATTGAGGTTCATCTTCTTACGTTGTGTACCGAGGAAGTTAGCGATGGATGCCTCAGTAGATGAGATATTGAACTCATCCAATCTCTGCATTAGAGCGCGCGCATTATCTGAATTCGATTTATTCCAATCAACGTGTGGAAGTAGAACAGTGAGCTTCGGTGTAATACCACCCTTGTGTACAGGTCGGTCTGCATCTACGATAGTGGGCTGCTTATTCATGTCTAGTAACTCCTTGACTTGTTTAGTGATCATTCCCGTACCTTCGGGATTGAACATAGTTATCTGACGCTTACGCGCCTCTGCAATAATCTTCCCAAATGCAGAGTGTCCTATCCATCTAGTTACGAATACTGCTCTGACGTTAGTTGGTAACTCCTTATTGGTCCAATGTTCATTCTGACTATCCCAAATCACCACCCGTGGGTGTGATTTGAGTTCCTCACTGAAATTCGATGCCTTAGCACCTACTATTAGTATGTTACCATGAGTTAGTGGCTTCAATGGCTGTCCGTCCATCAGTGTCCTCCATAGTTAATCGATTAGTGCGCCCAACCTCTAGTCTACCCCGTTACAGAGTAGGCCAGAGGTTCGATGGACTAATTATCTTCGGGGTGGAATGCCTTATTCATCTCACCCTTGATGACCTGCATGGTGAACTCTGATGTAATGTCACCTACATCTTTCACAAATGCTTTAATGTCATCGATGGGTGCGCCCGTCTTCTCATGGAACGCAATGATGAGTGCTACCATCCTGTTCACAGTGTTTGGCATATCTACCATGTCGCCACCTTCTTGCCCTGATACTTCTTGTATCCGGGTTTATATTTACGTGCAGTTTTCTTCTCGGCGCGCATCATACAGATGAAGCCCCAACCTGTAATCTGGTCCTTAGCCTTATTCTGATGATCGAATTGCGCAGCCTGACGTAGTGTGAATTGATTCACTATACCTCCTCCTTAGTTCCGAATATTCGGTTCCATTGAACATCATTGATACCCGTCATAATGAACTCACGCTGACCCGCATCGAGATATGAGAATGCAGTCTGTACGTATGCACCATTCATCTGCCAACTGTACCAGCTCTGTGATACACGGTCGATGTTGGCAGGTGCTATGATGCAATGTACACCTGTTGAAATCTTTGTAGTGCCATCACCCATATCAGTCAGGCGATAGTTCATACCCATCTTATTGAAGCGCGTAATAGTGAGGCTCATTAGACCTCCGATATTGAAAGTAGTGGATGGTTGAAATTGGCATTATCATGTTCCATCCATGCACTGATGAGCGCGATGACACGTACTGACATTAATGCCTCACCATCAATCCATAGATGATAGTGTGCTAACCATTGGAGTCTATCATTCAATTCGTAGAACTCCATGAGAATGTCATTGTTGGCTGATGTGATTCTGATTCTTCTCTCTACTTTCATTTCATTTACCTCCACTGAAGGCGTACAGTTTGTCTGGGCCATCTCCGACTATATAAGTTACCAGTGTCGGCTACTGGTATCAGGGATTATCTATCCAACTACTGTATGCAGGTTCATCAATCCCCCACATACAGTAGTTCCCCTTTTCTAGCGCGTCCGCCAGACTTAGCTCGCCTTACGTGTCTTACGGATATGGCCTGATATGATAGCATCGGCCAGCTCTTTAATCAGGCTGTCTTGATTCCATGTAGGAGCCTCACCCTTATTCATGGTTGCGTGGAACGCGAATCTCTTACGCTCCACCAGTGCATCGAAGTGCTGGTCTATAGATGATAGACCCTCAAGCTGAGTGTAGATAGCCGACACCGATGTAGCGGTGGAGCCTATACGGATGAATCGACCCTCTGCCTGTTCTTCATTAGCAGGATTCCACTGCCTCTCATGCATGATGCAGTCACAGCATGTCTGGAGATTGAGTCCCTCACCAGATGCCAGTGTGGATGCAATCATGATGCACTGTGGAGTATTGTTAAATGCCTCGCACATCTCGAATCGCTGTTTACCATCTAATGCACTAGTCAACACGAAGACTGGTATCTTACCATGTTCATCAGTCTCTTTGCTGTATTCCTCTTTCAAGTCCGCAGCGAGTATCTCTCCTACATCCTTGTGATGCACGAAGATAACTATCTTCTTGTCAGTGTCCTCGATGAACTCATGGACATACTCTAGTGTAGCATCGTTCTTCGCCAAGCCCGACAGATGACGCATCTTCGACATAGCCGCCAAGATATTCATGGATGATATGTCCGCCGATTGAGTCTGATACCATGATACGAACTCCTCGACGGCTGCATCATACGCCTTCTCTTGTGCTAGGTCCATCTTGACGTATAGTTTGGTGCGGTTAACTAGTGGAAGCTCTGTCATCACTTCTGTCCTCTCCCTACGGATACATAGGTCTTTCGTGTATTCCTTGAACCTGTCAGGATTACGTATACCACCTTCCTTCTGATACCGACCCTGCCAGTATGTCTGGACCCACCTTGATTTGAAGCCCTCTGCCGAATGGAACCGCATAGGGTCCATCATATTGAATACGGGGAATAGCTCCGACCCTTTATTCTTCCAAGGTGTGCCCGACAGTGGAATTACTTTACGATCCTTAACGACTCGACGCACCATCTGTGTGCGCGATGAATCAGCGTTCTTGATTAACTGACACTCATCTAGCACTACAGATTTAATACCTACACGGTCAAACTCTGCAATGTCGAAGCCCGACACTACTTCCTTACCCTTGACCATCCTGACCTTGGGGACCAGCATGTCATAGCCAATGATGTAATGCTTAAATCCGGGCATGAGCCAGTCCTTACTTGTCTCGATAATCTGTGGCACATGCTCCACACCATTCCATCGGACAATGGACCCTGCTGTCTGGTATTTCAGACCCGACTTGACTAGCCATAGACAGGGCCATAGCTCGGGATGATACTGAAGGACGCCCTGAGCCTGAATAGTTTTACCTAGGCCCATTTCATCGAATATTGCAAAGCCCTGATTAACTGCTAGTACAGCTTCATATGCGCGCATACCATCGAGCTGGAAATCGTAGGGCTTGAATCTACCGCATAGTGAGCACTTATTCTTCACCCATGCATGTTTGCATGATGGGTCACCGCCCATCTGGAAGTTATGGAATGGTGTGCCTTTGGGAATCTTCTTTACGATGACATGCCCACACTCTAACCAGATATACTTGAAATCTGGTGTAGTGTCACCGGGGGTCTGAACAGTATTCTCTGACTGGGTTTTGGCGACCTTGCCGCAGGTGGGGCATTTATCTTGTAGCCGTGTGATATTGTATTTCGGCCTACGGATTACCTGTTCCTCGAATGTAACTTCTACTGTAGCGCCCGACCTGATAGCATCGATAATGTCCGGTGAGAGTGACAGGGTGGAGCAAGCCATTGTATTGTCACAGCCTACCTCACGCGCCTTAGCTTCCCATACATCGTCGTGACGATGGCCCGGCGTTAATGCGTGGGCTATCTCGTGACGGATGGTATTGATTACTTCGGGGTCAGGGTGTATATCGATGTGATGCGCCGATAAGATGATACACTTGTCCTTGTGTGCGCATAGTCCAAGGAAGTGTGAGTTACTGTCCTGATTCAACCGTATACTCCAATCGGTTAAACCATGCTTATTCAATTCAGTCCGGGCCAATAGTGTGGCCTCTTGTCTAGTCATTGTAGGCTCCAGTCCTTTCGGAACTATGAAGTTTTCTTCATGGAAAACAGTTGCTTCAGTGATGCTACGGCGGACTCTACTGTCAGCGACTTGTCTGAGTGCATGATGGAGCGGATTGCACTACGATTGGTGCTATTAGCCTCTAGCCCGACACTCTGTAGGTGTGTATCTACATCTGTGAGCTTTACTACCTTAGTTGCCGGAGCCTTTTCACCGACCTTGATTTTCTTGACCTTCTCAGGCTTATACATCGGACTAACAGCCTGATACTTAGCGCGCTCCTCTGCCTTGAGATGTAGTGCAGCCTGTTGAGTCTCTGACTGCCACATACGCATCTCATTTTCATCTTGATTCAGCTTAGCCCTGTCATCGAATACTACCGACTTCATGTGTGTGAAGCGTTCAAAACAGGCTTCAGCGAACTTCTGTTGTTTCTCAGTGTCCGTGAGTGTCTCATCAGCGAATATCGCAGCCTTAAGCTCTGACGATAGTGTCAGTTTAGCTACGAATATGTCCTGCTTCAGCTCTACCTGTTGGTCTAGCTCACGGGATTTATTCAGAATAT